GCTATGGTAGAGAACATCTAAGCATTACAAAACTTGCAAGAGCTTTGTATCAACTACCAACTAACATACCAAGAACTAAACGAACACCAGTTGCACAAGCTATGCCGGAGGAATACAAGCATGAGGATGCTACTATCGCTTATCGTAACTATTGCATTAACGAAAAACATTACGCCAAGTGGGAACGAAATCGTAATAAGCCTGATTGGTGGACTACACAACACAAGGAGGTTGCATGAATTATATTGCAGAACAAAGACAGTATGAAAGAATACTAACAAAAGATGAATACCGAAAGTTTATTCAATACATTGACGATAACTATGCAGAAATTTATGGTAATAAAATAAGTTATTCTGTTCGTAAGATAAAAGAAAAGTTTATTGTTTTTCTTGACGAGAATACAATTATAGATTTTAATGATATTTTTGCTTGACAAAAGCAACGACTTCGATTATAATATGTTCCACAAAAAACGCCAAACCACAAGGAGGATTATATGGCAGTAATACAAGGAAAAGCCTATTGGGCGAGTGTGACAACACCAAATACTACTTTTGAGCCTGTGTATACAGTTGATTTAGTAGTTGATGATGCTGTTGCAGATAGCTTTGAAGCTAGAGGTTTCAGAGTTAAAACTTTATCCATAAAGGATGAGAGTGGTTCTTCTACACCTGTCGGTAGAGCAATCACTATAAAAAGAAAAGTAAATGGACCTGATGGAATGGTCAGAAAAGCACCTAAACTTTTCAATAAAGACAAAGAGCAGATTGACAATATTGTTGGTAATGGCTCTACTGTGAAAGTGCAATACAATGAATGGGAAACTTCTAATAAGTTTGGAACATTCAAAGGCTTGGACTTTCAAGCTATGCAAGTGCTTGACTTAGTTGAAATGAAATCACAGGATGGCTCTGAGTTAGACCCATTCGGTGATGGAGAAGAATTCTAATGATAGTCACTATAAAAAATGAAGATGGCGAATTTCTTTTCGACATCAACAAAATTGATGATGAAGCTAAGAGACAAGAAGCAGGAGTAATCGTGCAGAAAGTCGGCAATCTTAGCGTTGTCATTGAAGCCCTTGACTTTGCATCAAGAACTCACAGAGCTAATCTTGAACAGCTCTTAAACTCATGTGAGGAAGCTAAAGTTGAGACAACTGATGAGGAAACTACCACTGAGTAGTTTTCATCATATTTATCTCCATGGGCATTCTTTTTAGAGTGCCCTTTTATTTTAACAGGAATTAATTATGGAATCTAAATTTGTAAAATATCATTTACCTTGCCCTGACTGTGGAAGCAGTGATGCATTATCTAAAAACGAAGATGGCTCTGCCAAATGTTTTAGCTGTGATAAATTTTTTCCAAGTCTTGAAAGGAGGACTATGTCTGTAGAAAATTATACTAAATTACAAACAACACCACCACGACAAATCAATGCTCATGGTGGGATATTTGCTAAACTTTCTGATAGAAATATCTCTAAAGAAACAGCAGAAAAATATGGAGTTAAGGTTGTGTTTGATGCTAATGGTGAAATAGCACAGCATCACTATCCTTTCTATATTAATAACGAACAGAGTGCAAACAAAATACGATACATAAAAGATAAAAGATTTTCTTTTGAAGGAACAATACAAGGTTCAGGATTGTTTGGGCAAAATCTTTTCAAAGAGGGTGGAAAATATCTAACCATTACTGAAGGTGAATGTGATGCTATGGCAGCCTATGAACTACTTGGTAGTAAGTGGGCTGTCGTTTCTATTAAACGAGGTGCTCAGTCAGCAGTCAAAGACATAAAAGAAAACATAGAATATGTAGAAAGTTTTGAGAATGTTGTCATTTGTTTTGACAAAGACAAACAAGGAATTGAAGCTGCTAAAAAGGTGGCATCAATACTTAAGCCACGTAAAGCTAAGATAGTAACACTTCCAAATGGATATAAAGATGCAAACGATATGCTTAAGCAAGGCAAACATCAAGACTTTACAAGAGCTTGGTGGGATGCACAAACATATACACCATCAGGTATCATACGTGTTTCACAAAAGCAAAAAGAGTTTCTTGCTAGAGAGAAAAAATCAAGCGTTCCTTATCCTTGGAATGGCTTGAATAAAAAACTTATAGGCTTGAGAGCAGGTGAGCTTGTTACCCTTACAGGTGGAACAGGTTTAGGTAAGTCTAGCATTACAAGAGAGCTTGAACACTGGCTTATAAATCAAACACAGGACAATGTAGGTATCATTGCATTAGAAGAAGATTGGAGAAGAACTGTTGATGGTATTCTTTCTATTGAAGCCAATGCTAGATTATATATTGACCACATTAGAGAAGACTATAACGAAGAAACTTTGATTTCTATGTTTGATAAAGTCTTTGGTAATGATAGAGTGTTTGTTCATGCCCACTTCGGCACAAATGATTTGGATGATATCTTTTCAAAACTTAGATATCTTATAGTCGGCTGTGACTGCAAGTGGGTTGTGGTGGACCACTTACATATGTTAGTAAGTGCAATGTCTGAGGGTGATGAAAGACGAGCCATTGATAATATTATGACAAGGCTTAGAAGTATGGTGGAAGAAACTGGAGCAGGAATAATTTTAGTTTCACATCTTCGTAGAATTGATGGCAACAAGGGACACGAGAATGGTGTAACTGTTAGTCTTTCTCACCTCAGAGGTTCTAATAGTATTGCACAACTTTCAGATTGTGTCATAGCCTTAGAAAGAAATCAGCAATCTGAGAACGAACTTGAAGCAAGAACAACAAGACTTAGAGTATTAAAGTCTAGGTATACTGGTGATGTTGGCATGGCTACTGCCATAGTTTATGACAAAGATACAGGTAGATTATCAGAGTATGAAGATGATGAACTATTGCATTCTGATTCAGAAGATAGTATAATACCTTTCTAGGAGATTTTATGGAATTAGTTTTTGATATAGAAGCAAATGGTTTACTTGTCTGTAAACCGAATGACGAAACAAAAAAAGAAGCTACACAGATTTGGTGTATCGTAGCGATTGACGAGCATGACAATGTTCATAAATTTTATGAAGATACATTAATGAAAGGTATTGAATTCTTACAACAAGCTACAACTCTTGTTGGTCATAATATAATTGGTTACGACATTCCTTTAATTAAAAAACTATTAGGTGTTGATTTATACGATAAGAAAATTATAGATACACATGTTTTGTCAAGGCTTTTTAGACCAACTCGCGAGGGAGGACATAGCATTGAGAAGTGGGCGTATAAACTTGGTGGTGTTCAGAAAAAAGAACATGAAGATTGGTCTCAATTTTCATTTGCTATGCTAGAAAGATGTGCAGTTGATACAAAAATAAATAAAAAATTATTTAATTATTTAAAAAAAGAATCTTTAGGTTTTTCAAAAGAATCAATTGAGCTTGAACATGAAACAACTAAAGTTTTAATTGACCAATTACAAAATGGATTTTTATTTGATGAGAAAAAAGCCATGTCACTTACAGCCGAGCTTACACAAAAGCTTAATGAGACTGTAGATATTGTTCATAAAACATTCAAGCCGATTGAAACTATTCAAAAAATACAGAAGACATATACAAAAACAGGTGGTGTCGCTAAGATGGGTCTGATATATGGAGACACTAAGAAAGTTAGATTAACAGACGAAGAGTACGAACAATTTTTAAATGGTTCTCCTATGGTTGAAAGAAAACTTATAGAAGAATTTAATCTTGGTTCTCGTCAGCAAATAGGAGATAGACTACAAGAGTTTGGATGGAAGCCCAAAAAGTTTACACCAACCGGTAGACCTATTGTTGATGAGACAACCTTGAAAGAAATAACACACATACATGAAGCGAAACTTATAGCTGATTATCTTTTATATCAAAAGAGATTAGCTCAAGTGCATTCTTGGATGGACTTTGTAGACCCAAAAGATACTCGTGTTCATGGTAGTGTGTTTTCTACAGGTGCTATTACAGGAAGGATGGCTCACATTAATCCTAATATGGCACAAGTCCCTGCTGTTTATAGCCCTTTCGGAAAAGACTGTCGTTCCTGTTGGACAGTTGGAGAGGGTTATAAACTTGTGGGTGTAGATGCATCAGGATTAGAACTTAGAATGTTAGCACACTACATGGCTGACGAGGAGTATGTAAATGAAATTATTAATGGAGACATTCACACAGCTAACCAAAAATTTGCTGGACTTGAATCAAGAGATAAGGCTAAAACTTTCATCTATGCCCTCATCTACGGAGCAGGAGATGAAAAGATTGGAACAATTATTGATGGAAGCAGAAACGATGGTAAGAGATTGCGAGAACGGTTTCTTAGTAGTCTACCATCATATAAAACTCTTAAGGAACGAGTTGACCGAGCAGCTGAAAAGGGTTTCTTAAAAGGTTTAGATGGTAGAAAGCTATTGTTAAGGCATAAACACGCTGCATTAAATACTTTATTGCAAGGCGGTGGTGCGATTGTTATGAAGAAAGCACTGTGTATCCTTGACAAAAGATTAAAACAGTGTAATATAGACTTTAAATTTGTTGCAAACATCCATGATGAATGGCAAATTGAAGTTAAAGAATGCCAAGCAAATCGGGTAGGGCAACTTGCTGTTCAAAGTATTATTGATGCCGGTAAACACTTTGATATGCGTTGCCCTCTTGATGGCGAGTTTAGAATAGGAGGAAACTGGAGTGAAACACATTAACACTTACTACGTAAGATTAACAGAAGCTAATCAATATTTTATACCTGTTGAAGCAACTTCTAAAAAAGAAGCAGCCGAGTTAGTGGTAGATGGATATAGGGCTGCTGGTAAAGAAATAACTCCCGAAGAATATGCATCCTATTGGCATAGTAATATTTATGATGAGGGATGTGAGAAAGATGAAACAACTAAAGTATGTTTGGGAATACATACTGTTGAAACAGAACTAGAATATTTCACATGGTTAGAAATGAATGGCAAAGCAAAAATAGTAGATTATCATGCAGGACGTACTAGACCTGCGACACCTGATGATGATATTGAAGACATTACATACTTTGTAGAGTCAGATATACAGAATAAAAAATGGAAAGAAAAATTTAACTGGTGGGATTTGGAGGACTGAATATGAAACCTGCTAAAAAAGATAGAAAAAAGTTTGACATTGACCTAGAATATGGTACAATTAGAGAAAATAAAGTAGCAGAAATGCTCACTGGTAAAAAGATTGAAGTTAAATCTGAACGTGGTATGTGGATGAAGACAGGAAACATAGCTATTGAATATGAATCTTGGAAGAAACCATCAGGTATTAGAGCAACTGAATCAGATTATTGGTTTCATAACTTATGTGTTGGCGACAATGAGTATTGCACATTGGTTTTTAAAACAGATGTTTTACGAAAAATTGTAGACAAGCTTGATTACTTTAAATCAGTTTCAGGTGGTGACCACAATGCAAGTAAAATGTTTTTAGTAAACTTACAAAAGCTTTTTTCAAGCGATGTAATAAAAGCTTTCAAGGAGTTAGAGGATGGCGAAAAAAACAGTTAATACATTAGTTGAAGATATCTATGCAAAAATAGATGAGCTTTCTGAAGGCAATGCTTTAAAGATATCTGAACAGACTTACAAAGATTTCGGTGATGCAATGGCTGATGCTCTAAGGCATTGGTCTATTCCACAGAACAGAGACAATAAAGAAAAACTACGTATGTCTAATATTGGAAAACCTGAAAGACGTTTGTGGTATGACATGCATTCTGAATCAGATACCCAAGAAAAACTTCCCCCTCATCTTCACATTAAATTTCTTTATGGACATCTCTTAGAAGTTCTTATTCTTTTCTTTGTTCGACTTGCAGGGCATACTGTTACAGATGAACAGAAAGAAATATCAGTTTCTGGAATCAAAGGTCACATGGATTGTGTGATTGATGGTGAGGTTATGGATGTTAAGACTGCATCAGGCTTTGCATTTAAAAAGTTTAAAGAAGGAACTCTTTCTGATGATGATGCTTTTGGATATCTTTCACAACTTGCAGGTTATGAGGAAGCTCAAAAGACTTCTAATGGTGGTTTCTTAGTAATGAATAAAGAAACAGGTGAGCTTACTACTTACATTCCTGATGATATGGAAAAGCCAAACATTAAAAATAAAATAAAAAATGTAAAAGCTTTAATGAAACAAGACACACCG